TTGTATTGCTTGCTCTTGATGTGGTCTTAGTTGCATTAGTTTTCTTTAGATGTCTATATTGTAGCAACAATCTCCTCTTCTGTGTGATTAAATGTGCCAGTTACATAATTGGTTATATAAAGATGTTTTACCTTTGAACCTGAGTGATCTTTACCTTTACCGAAGTTCTGCATATACTTAAAGTCTTTTGTATGAATATAATAATCTTTTAATTCTTCACGATAGAAATCACAATCAGAATGAATAAACAACCACTTTGCCTTTGTATTCTTCATTGCTTCAACAAGTCTTGTATGAAGTGTATCTCCTCCATCCCCTGTAGAATATCCAAGTCGATCTAAGTATGGTGGGTCTAAGAATATCCAATCATCTTCAGTACACTCATTAATAACATCAATTGCATCTGTATTGAGTATCGTTGCTTTCTTAGTAAAGAAGTTATGATGGTCAGGATATAGATTACAACTCATCTTCTTATAGTGTCCAAAAGGAACATTAAATTTACCTTCTGAGTTATATCTTTCCATACCTGAGAAACACAACTGTCTCACAACAATATACGCAATAGCATACTCTAGATCATTATAATCATCAGGGTCATTAATAATATCTCTTGATGAATAAAACACTTTCTCTAACTCATCGTGATCGTATGTCTTGATCTCATCTATTCTTCTCTGTATCGTTGGATAATTATCACTCCCTATCTGCCTGTAAAGGTTAATAACTGCCCTATTAATATCATTTAATACACAAATATCTCCATAGTGTAATGCAACAGCAGAACCACCACAAAAGGGTTCTACTATCCGTTTGAACTCTTTGGGTGTAAATTCTTTGATCCTAGAAAGTTCTTTTGTCTTTCCACCCTGATACTTGATAACTGGTTTCATACCAGTATTATAGCAAAAAATCTTGCTATTTGCAAGTTTTTACTCATATTTTTTCCAATATTTTTCGTCTATTAATCCCATTGAGTGTAGTAAATGTTCATCTTTTAATATCAAATTACAATCTCCGACTATTGAAAGTCTCTCACCTGTAAAATCCTTTTTCACACACTCAGTACCATGCGTCAATCGACTTGGAAAGAGAACCACATAACCCTCTCTAGGATGAAGGAAGAATGTTTTAGAATTAAGTGGAGTAAACTCTTTTACCATATTCAAATCATCAATGGTATGTTGAGAATTTGCACCTAAGAATAAACTGTTGTAATTCTCAATATCAATAAATTTTGTAGTGTGTGAGTATGGTGGAATATTCAGATAGTAAACAAATGATACATGACTTGTAGAGTGAATATGGAATGGAATCTCCTTTGAGTCCCTTGTTCTTGAAATCCACGTCTTTGTGATACTGTAATTAAACATATCTTTGAATTTCAAAGTGTCTAATACATAATTTTTTATATGTCGAATAATCTCTCTAAACATACTATCCATAGATGGTTCAAGATGTATGAGTGGATTTACTTGTCCTTCACTAACAGTACTAGATATTTCATTCTCCTCATAATCAAACTTATCATAAAGCTTTAAAAAATCTGTTTTGTGTTTATCATGATTTTCTACCTCTCCAACGTAAATTGTAGTAGGAAAAATGTTAAATATTTCTGGTTTTGTAGTCATAAATTTTTATAAAAATCACAAGATTTTTTTAATAATCCTTGATATGTTGGTAATTCATTTTGATCAAGCGTAGCATAATCTAGATCATTAAACAAATCATTTACCATTTCAATTTTATCTATTTCTAAAAAATTTGTCAATTTATCACATTCTTCTTGACTACCAAAAAATTTTTCAGTTGATAAACATAAAACTTCATCAAAAACATTATTAAATTTATTAAATATATCAACATAGATGTCACATTTAGTAACGTATTCATCAAATAATTGTTTCGGAGTGCTACTAGTATTCCAATCTTGACATATCATATTACAATAAGACCATAATCTATCTACTGGTTCTCGAAACATTAAAATAATTTTTATGTTGAATTTAGATAATGAATTTTTGATCTCGATTAGTTGTTCCTCCGTTAATAACCAAGTGGATTGACTAAAATCATACTTATATTGACTTATGTAAGATGAATAATCATCAAATGAATAAGGAACATCAAGATTTAGTTCCTGTTTATTTTGATCTAAGATAAAATTAATATGCGTGTTCACAACATCTTCAGGATATAATTCAGGGTAGCAAGAACTGAAATTATACAACCCAAATAAATATTGTGGTTCTTTATTTACTATATTAGGAATCAATCTCGAAAGAGATGTTGTGCCAGATCTAGGCATACCTGGACATAGGACTATATTTTGCATAACTGAATAACTGTGCTATAATAGATTTATGAAAAATATTTTTAAGGAATCCAAATATCACTTAGAAGTAGAGACTGGATGGACTTATTGGTTTCATCTGAAACATTCTCTTGTCAATTCATATAAATTGATAAAAATCTCGTTCAAGAGTTTAGTTCATGGTTTGCTTCCATTTATATGGAAATCAGATGCACCTAAAGGTGTAATTATATTATACCATGAAATTATGAAAATACAACACGTCAAAAAACTTGATAAACTCCGCAAATACCCAAAAAATGAAAGATACATATCTAACGATACTGAATAGTTACGGAGATATAGTTGAACTTGACTATCAATTTGACGTGCCATCAATTATAGATGAACTAAAGTCGGTTGATAAGTGGATTAAAGGTGCTAATAATAAAAAAGGATTAACTCTTACTGGTAATGAAGATGATTTAGAATTAACAAAAAGAAATGATTGTAGTATAAATGATAATTTAAAAAAATGTCCATCACTTCTAAACTTTTTTCAGTTATGGAATAGTCTTGCTAAATGCCACGCTGTCAATATGAATAGTGGTAGTTTCTTTCGATTACATCGTGACGCTTATAAAACTGCTCAACAGATGAGAATCTTCATTCCACTTAACAAAACAGAATTACATGAATATGCATTTATTTACGATAAGAACATAGTTGAACTCAAAGCAGGGAGAGCATACATGTTAAATACAAAGAAACAACACGGTTCATTTGCAATGGTTGATGACATATATCATATTCTTATGGGGATATACATTAATCCTCACAACTTCAGAGTTGTAACAGATTTACTACCTAATTGTACAGATCACTAATGAAAGTAATAGTAGTCGGAGGTGGAACAGCTGGTTGGGTAAGTTTAGCATACTTATCTGCAACTACCAATGCTGAATTAACTATCATTCATAGTGAAGAGGTAGATAACTTAGGTGTTGGAGAAAGTACTACACCTACAATAAAACATGTCGCTGAAGTCTGCGGTATTGATGAAGTAAAATGGATGAAAAATGCTAAAGCATCCTATAAGTATGGTATTGAATTTCTAGATTTTAATAATAAAGGCAGTAGATGGTTGCACAACTTTGATGATTTATTACCAGGTCAATCATTTCATACTCCAACAACTGAATTTGGTAAAAATATTTTTAAAAAAGAAATTAGTTCAGTAGAATATTTTTTAACTCAAAGAAAAAAAGGATTGCCTAATTATAATATTGATTGGTACAATAATAGTCAGGGTAGTTGCGAATATCTTTTATCTCGTCAATTAAGTCCATACACTAAACAACACAAATCTAATTTTAATAAATTTCCTGGCTATGGTTATCATATTAATGCACACGAATTTGGTAATAGTCTCCGTAATAATATTCCACTTGACAGATATACAGAAATAAAAGGAACAATAAAGGATGTAGAATATGATGATAACGGTGTAA